CGGGGCTGTACCATTTACCAGCTAATAACACAACAATAGAACCAGATTTGGATACATATGTAAAAGGGTATAAATTTCAAGGTACCCAATTTTTTGACCCAACTGAAATAATCCACATTAAAGAAAACAGTTTTTACTCGATCTACCGAGGTACATCCCGCCTTCGCCCCGCCCGCCGGACTATGGCTCTTCTAACCAATATGCGACAATTTCAGGATAACTTCTTCTCTAACGGAGCAGTACCTGGACTAGTAATTAAAAGCCCCAATACTCTGTCAGAGAAAATCAAAGAGCGTATGATCCAGTCATGGGTACAGCGTTATCGCCCTAATGCGGGTGGACGCCGTCCTGTGGTGCTCGATGGTGGCTTAGAAGTTGAGACAATTACTGATATAAACTTCCGAGAAATGGCTTTTGAAGAGTCTATTGAATCGGCGCAAAAAGAAATTTTGAAAACTTTAGGGGTTCCACCCATCCTATTAGACAGCGGAAATAATGCTAATCTTCGTCCTAATCACCGTCTATACTATCTAGAAACGGTTATTCCAATAGTTAGAAAACTAAATTCAGCTTTTGAACGCTTTTTCGGCTATGAGATTATGGAGGATATTACCAATATTGCTGCACTTCAGCCAGAGCTGAGCGAACAGGGTCAGTACTATCAAGCGCTTGTTAATGGAGGAGTAATTACTCCTAATGAAGCCAGAGATAACTTAGGGTATGGGCCTATCGAGGGAGCGGATGATCTGCGTATTCCAGCTAATATTGCTGGTTCTGCGGCTGATCCTTCCCAGGGCGGTCGTCCAAGTGAGGGAAATGAATGAAGAAAAGAGTAATAGATCTTATGTCTCGGTACTTTCAAAGTAAGGGTAGACTTCTAACTCGTACTGAGTATATTAAGGCCAAAGACGGCCCAATATCCGTACCGGCCATTAAAAGAACATGTTCATCTTGGGTAAGAATGGTATCTATTTGCCAGCATACTTACCCAGAGCGCATGAGCTTCGCTGCGGCTCCAGAAGTGAAGGTAGCCCCTCCAAAATCTGAAGTTATAACTGCTGCTGAAGCACTAGCAAGACTGGAGGGTAGATATGAATAAAATTTTCCACCTGGGTTCAGTCTTTAAAGCCGTAGGAGAAGAGGATGAAGAACTAATTATCCTAGGTATGGCAAGCACGAATGACAAAGATCGCGTAGGTGATGTTATTGTTCCTGATGCTTGGAAAAGCGGCCTTAAAAATTATAAACAGAACCCTGTTATACTATTCAACCACAACTATGATCGCCCAATTGGTCGTGCTATAGAGGTAAGGCAGGTTGGTAATGGCTTAGAGTTAAAAGCAAAAATATCTAAAGCAGCTGGAGATATTATCCAGCTTATTAAGGATGGCGTTCTTGGAGCGTTTTCCGTAGGCTTTATGGTAAAGGATGCTGATTATGATTCGAAAACAGACATCTTCGTGATAAAAGAAGCAGAATTGCTAGAAGTTTCCGTAGTGTCTGTCCCAGCTAATCAAGCAGCTACATTTTCAGTACAAAAATCCTTTGATTCTGTTGAAGAATACAGAGACTATATTAAATCGTTTAGCGTTAACCTAGCATCCGGCCAACAACTGGCTGATAAATCAGATGATGCATTAGCTGGTGAAACGCCGGAAGGCCGGTCAGCGGCCTACTCTCAGGAGATAAAAATGGACCCAAAAGACCTTCAAAATATTATTGCTGATGCAGTAAAGGGAGCAGCTAGAGAAGCTGTTACTCAACTAGCAATGCAGCAAGCTGAACAGAAAGCATTAGATGAAGCCGCTCGCAAAGCTGCAGAAGATGAAGCTACCCGTAGAGCTACGGATAAGCAATCTATTGTAGAGAGTGTGCGCTCAGGTGCTCAAGATCTGTTCGATGAACTTCAGAAGCGCTTTAGCGAAAAAGAAGCCAACATGGAAAAAATCCTAGGGGAATTCCGTAGTGAGCTGTCTGAAAAGTCTGAAGAACTAACAAAAATGGCTTCTAGTAAGCGCGTATTTGCGGATCGTAGAGGCAATGAGCAGGACTTCATGAAGGAGTTCGAGGCTGATTTTGTAGACGCTCACATTCTTGGCCAAATTACCAAGAAAGGTTGGGGCACAAAGTTCGGAAAAGAACTTATGGAAAAGGCAGTTAACGCTAACAGCGGTGTGACCGTTCCTAGTGTAAGTGTAGAAGCGTTCGAGACTGTAGTGTCTACTGCTCTAGAACGTGATATTCAGTTAGAGCTTATTCTTGATCCTATGTTCCGTAGAATTCAGATGAATGCTGCTAGCTTAGTTATCCCAACTATGCCAGATGCAGGGTATGCAGAATTTCTAGCAGCTAATAATGCTGGTTCTGGTTCTGGTACTGCTTTTAAAGGATCTCTAGAATCTCGCCCAGGCTCTCCGGCTGCAAACACTGGACACGCTCTTGGAAGCAAGGTTCTAACCGTTGAAAAGATCGTTGCTAAGTCCTATATTGCTAACGAGACGGAAGAAGATGCAATTCTACCTGTTCTACCTCTGATTCGTGAAGCTATTATTCGTTCTCATGCACGTGCGATTGAGCACTCTATTCTGTTAGCTAATACTTCTTGGGAAAACCAAGCTATTCCCGCTAACTATAGAAGTCTAATTGAATTTGCTGTTGCTGATGGTAAGTCTGTTAGTGAAACCGGTTCTCCGGGAGCAGGCGTAAATCAAGTAACTGCAGCAGATCTTCTAGCAATGCGTAAGACAATGGGCAAGTATGGTCGTCGTCCAGCTGATGTAATTTACATCGTTTCGCTAGATGCTTACTACCAGCTACTTGAAGATGCTGAGTTCCAGAATCTTAATGAAGTCGGTGCCCGTGCTACCAAGATCACTGGTGAGATTGGAAGCGTATTCGGAAGCCCAGTAGTAGTTTGTGACGAGTTCCCATCTATGGCAGACGCAGTACCTTTCGCAGTAGCTGTTAATCCACGTGACTTTATTATCCCGGTCCTACGGGGTGTAACTGTGGAAAGCGATTACAGCGTAGAAGACCAGCGTAGAGTGCTTGTAGCTACTCAACGTCGTGGTTTTGACAGGCTCTTTGCAGATGCCGGTCAGGTTGTAGTTCGTAACTGGTAATCCAGTAATCCTAGGGGCCCTAGTGGCCCCTAGGTTTCTAGAGGGGTATTATGTCTGTAATAACTTTGGATGATTATAAGGCGCTTGAAGGTTTGGTCGGGTCTAAGAATGACGATCAGATTGAGACTATTATTGCGTCTGTAAATACCCTTGTAGAAACCTATTGCAATACGAAATTTAAGGCTTACATTACCAATCCATATACTCAATATTTTGATAATCAATGGGAAACTGATTCCGCACAATTACGTTATTGGCCTATAATCGAAATAGTTAGCGTAGAAGAACGAGCTTCACCTATAGAGGCCTATACTGCCCTTTTAGGTGTGAACGGTTCTCCAGCTGGTTATGATTGGTACTATGATAACGTATCAGATGCTATTTTTAGGATTGACCAACTAGGTAACCACACTTTCTGGCCTACAGGCGTTGCTGCTGTTAAGGTGGTATATAGGGCTGGGTATACTTCTATACCTAAAGACCTACAAATAGCTGCCGCTGATATAACTACATACTATCTTAAGGATGAACATAGAGGAACTAAATCATTAGGGTCTGCTAGTACCCAATTCCAAGTCACTTCTACGGTTAGGGACGCGGGATTCCCCGATAATATACGTAGAGTATTAGATCTATATAGACAGCCATGAGTAGTTCAGAATTAGCTAAAGCGGCTAGAAGTATAGTTAAAGTATTAGAAAAGGATCTTCGGACTCCCTTAAATAAAATAAAGGGACAAATATACATATTAGATGTAAAACTTTTTAAAGAGTATATTGGAAGTATAGGAAGGATTCCTATAAGCCAAGTTGAAGAAGTTACTAATAAGCTATTAGCTAAATATAAGTCAGACTTACAGAATGAAAGTTCTAAGCTGGACACGAAAACTTTAAATAGGTTAAATGACTTAATATACAGGTTAAAGCGGGGTAACTTGGCTTCTGTGTACAAGTTAACCAATGATAAAGAACTTTATCCTGTAAAGTCCTATAATACAGTATCCAAACTTAAAAGTAGTCTCGGTAGATATTTTCAACACATAACTAAACTTGATGCAGGCCTTATAACAGGTAAAGACTCAGCCACAGCGGGGTTTCAAATCGGACACGGTGAATACGGGGTTTCTGCTAGTGCTGCAAGAGTAGTAGCTGCCGAACGGTTAATTGGTAAGGGGGCACAGTTCGAACCCTTAAGAGCCGCAGTCAAAGAATATAAGGATAATTTCACCTTTCTAGCAGAACTTAGCGT